AGTGTTAGAGCGGACCTTACTTTCTACTAGACGGGGTTCTTGGGCAGATGGTGTCTCCCCAGGAACGCCTGTTCCTCCTGGGGGTGGGGTTATTGGAGGTGTGACCGGAGGCGTTACCCCTTCACGAGCAGCAAAATTCATTGGATCAAATATTGCGCGTTGGGGTTTCCCAGCCGAATCCACCCCAACCACTCTACTTTCCAATCCCTGATTTTGGATAACTCTATCAATTGAATGTGAGGCAGCCGGAGTAGTGGAAGCCGAATCATCAAGCAACACACCACCTTTTTTATTTGCGTCATCAATTACATTTTTATAAATTTCATTACCTGCGCCCGATCCTGGTTTTTTTGAGTCAATCCATTTTACTTGATTGTATGGAGTACCATCCTCCAAATACCCTTGACGGATCGTTGCGTTAATATCGTTTTGATAACGTCTTGTAACAGACGGATAGGGATTGTCAGCCGTCTGAGGTTCAATCTGCTCATCAACAAGTTTTATATCATGTCGCCCTTCAACTTTGGGCATGTCAGGAGCGGTTGGAACTTGGCCCGGTTCGGGTTTTATTAAGTTAGGATTTATTGGCAATGGCTCAACTTGCACAAATTCTCTCCCACGCGCCGCTCTTTCTTGTAAAGTTTTGGACAAGATTGGTTTTGGAAATGGACTGCCCAAATCAAGGACCGTCTCTCCACCTTCGGGTTCCTGTGGTTTTTGTTCAATTGGTTTAACCTGCTCAAATGGTTTTATTTCAACCGGTTGACCTTCGATAGTAATCTGTTTTTGTTCGGGCGGTAATGGACGCTCGGTAAGTCTAGCCTCGGCTTGCTCCCTTTCTGTCAATGGCCTTCCAAGTTCCTGTTGCGCCCGTAATTGGTCAGACAATAGTTGTTCCAATGTCATGCCCTCGGTTTTTTCTCTGGTTGGAATATAACTCACGCCTTCCGGCTTTATGTAGCCTTTTAGTCCAGACGTAATATCCGATGCTGTCGGTTCCAAAGTTGAACCGGCCCTAACTTCCTTCGGTCCATACGCTTCTTTAAGAGTTTGTTTTAATTCACCAGCCGATGCGCCTTTCTTTCCACCCATTTGTCCAAAGCCAACTGTCATAAAACCCTCGGTCAAGGCATCCTCTAGCGAAGCACCAGAAGCCAACCGCATCCCAGCAAAAACGCCAAAATTTGTCAACGCTCTAGGAATAGGTTTTAATTCTCCTGTTCCTTTCATGATACGATCCATTAATGCGCCTTCAATCGCCCCAGGTAAAACCGCTCCCAATTGCCCCAATGGACTTTTCCCTGCTTCCTTCGCTTCTCTTGCTCCCCTCAATCCACCATGAACAGGCAAATTGGCAACACCCAAAGGACCGGTTACTGTTAACTTTGTCAAATCTCCCGCCGCACTTCCCAGACTTGTAACAATCCTGCCCGCCAGGTCTTTTGGCACACCCGCATCATCCATTGTCTCTGCTAAATATTTTCCACTGTTACCCGCTTCACCAAAAAATTTTGAAATTGGATTTTCGCCAAACCGACTGGTTAAATATTCCAAATCTTTTGAAAATTCACCTAACGTATTGTAATAGCCCTTATAAAATGTAGGAAAAACGGACAATAATGGTTTGACCGTTTGTTTAATAACCGGCAAATCCAAAGCTTTTTCACCCAGCAAAGCCGCTTTTTCAAACAGCGTTTTGTCCATATACTTCTCAGCCTCTACATTTATCTCACCCTTTGGCCACATCGAATAAGGAACGCGCAACTGCCCCGTTGATATTCTTTCAACCGGCAAACCTGCTTCCGCCATTTTTTTATGACGTGGATTGAGATAATTTTGAGATTCTTCAAGATTTTGATCTGCTATTTGCGATTTGTATTTGAATATATCGTAAGGATTGTCCTCTTGTAGTTTAGTTATAGATTCTGTTTGCGGTTTATATTTGAATATATCGTAAGGATTATCATCTTGCGATTTGGTTATTAATCCTGTTTGCGGTTTATATTTAAAAATATCGTAAGGATTATCCTCATTTTGATTAAAAATATCAAAATTGGTTGGCATTAAAAAATTCCTTTCAATTTAATTTGTTTCAAGATTTCCATTTCTTGACCCGGATATAATTTGAGACTCTCATCATAAAATTTTCGCGCTTCCGGGGTTAAAGATGCAACATAATTCTGAATTTCACTTAACCTTGTCCCTTCATTGGTAGGAGGTAAATTCTGGTTCCAAAACCCAGGAGGTAATTTTCTCAAATAATTTTCTTTCTGCAAATTTGATATGGGTGATTGAGTTGCTGTCCCTTGCACTGAACTTCCCCAGGTGTCTTGAGGTTGTTCTTGCCCGATTATATTACCCGGCACGCCTGTTGTTTGAGGTCTTTTAATAGGAGGTAAGGTCTTGCCAACTGCGGGATTTTTTGGCCTTCCCATTGCTCCGCTCTCATCGTTCACAGGGATTTTCCCTTTTAGTAAAAATTGATTAATATATCCAGGCAATAATTTTTGACCCTCAATACTCTCAGGTCTTTTCCCGTCCTTAATCATTTGCTGTCGGGCATCATATTCAGCTTGCGCCTTTTGCATATCCGAAAATTTGCCAGTATCTTTTCCAGCAGGGGTTTGTCTTTTAATTTTTTGAAAGGCATCCATTTGTGGAAGGTATCCATATTTAGCGACTTGTTCTTTCAACCATAATTTAGCTCCATCAGGGTCGGTTTCCTTCATGTTTTCATAATTGTAAACAATCCCTTTTGCAAACTCTTGATGTTTTTGGTTTACTTTTTTATCAACTTCCTCAAATTTTTTCGTTGTTTGTTTGGCTGCGTCTTGCTCAACCTTTTGCACCTTCAAGGCTTGTTCTTGTAAAAACTTTTTTTCTTCCCAAATTCGATTAGATTTAGCTATTTCTGCCTGACTCTCGCGCATTAATTTACGATTTTCAATATCACCCGTCAACTTTTGCCTTTCCAACCCAACCCCAATATTAAATTGCCGAGTCTTTTCCACGTCAAGTTTTGCCCTGTAGTCTTGCTCTTCTTTGCGCCGTTTGCTCTCAACATAGAAATTCGCCGCGCCTTTGATCGCTTCCCCGAAAGCATCCCACACGGAAGGCACGCCAACTCCCGCCGCTCTCATCCACATTTCACTTGACGGGCCTTGCATCACTGGTATATTTGCCATGTTGTCTCCTATTATTTACCTAAAATCGAACCTACTACACCGCCCACCGCTCCAAGTGCCCCGCCAATGGCTCCCCAAATCTGACCAGACTTTGCAGTTTTAGCCGCTTGTGCAGCAAGCTCACGGTTCAAATCTATCATCTGGTTGTTGTAAGTTTTTGTATATTGAAACTCATTACTCCATTGAGTTTTACCCATGTCAAATTGTGCGCCCTGCATGTAACGGCCAAATTGCTCACCTTCGTAGGCTTGCCCAGCATTTGCGGCTTTGTCCGCCAGATTTAACTCCATCATGAGTTGCCATTTCGCATCCCCCGCCGCCGCGCTTGCCGCGCCCGCCGCCGCCGCCGCATTGATTTGCTGGCCCTGCATGATCATTGCCCGGTTTTGCATCTCGGCTTGGTTAAAGCTATCATGATAAGATCGCAAAACCTCTGACTTTTGTAACCCGTATTGAGCATCTTGCTCCGCGTTTTTCTGCATGACATCAGCTTTTTGCATCTTTGCGCCATAATCAATTTGCTCCAAAGCTTTCTGTTCCTGGGGTGACCCGGCCTGACCACGCGCCGCAAAATCCGCTTTGATAGAATCAATTTTTTGTTGATTGCCCATGTCAATATCACGGGTCTTTAAGTTGACAGCAGTTTGCCCAAAGGGAGATTCCTTAGTCATCAGGTCTTGGGCATACCCGTATAAGCCGCCTTGAAATTTTTTGAAATTTTCGCTATACCCTGGCGTTTCTACACCACCACCGCCACCACCGCCACCACCGCCGGCGCCACCTTCACCACCCCACCCCTGAACCTTTTCTTTTGCAGAACCCAAATCTTTTAGGTATTGTTGATACCAGGGCGAACTTGCCATAGCTTCACGGGATTGCTGTGTCCCTTGCTGGAATGTTGATTGACCTGTACCATAATTCAATTGTGGAGTTAAATAATCAGCAGGATTTTGTTGAGTTATTCTTTCTTTCTGTTTTGCTACTGCATCTTGCATTTTTGGTATGTTTTTTCCCATACCTGTCAAATCCATTACGTTATAAATTCCGTTTTTTTCATCAAACGAATAATCAGGCATACTACCCTCCCAATGTCGGCAATAACGGTTGCTTCGGACCTTGCTCCGCTTCTGGATTTTGTTGAGACATAGTTTTTGTGAAATTCGGGTTCATCATTGACAGTGTTGAATTTGTTGATTGTTGAGCTTTAGTCAGAATGGCTTCATACAATACACCCGCTAAATCCAGGGACAATGGCTTATCCAAACCAACCTGCAAAAATATATCCATAAGCATTTTCAAAGCTGATTTCTGATCCATCCCAACAATTTGTTGCATCTTTTCAGGAGGCATCTGGGAAACAATCTGATCTATCTGTGTCTTAATATCGCCCTCTCCCCCAGGCATACCTTGTCCCTGATCCTGGGGCATGGGTGCGCCCGGTCCTGGTCCCGGTCCTGGTCCCGGTCCTGGTCCCGGTCCTGGTCCCGGTGGCGGTCCCTGGGGTGGTCCCTGGGGTGGCATTGGCATTTGTCCTGGTACTGGCATGATTACCTCCTAGATATACTCACTTCACTATGTTCGATGTCTGGATCAGTCCCGCCGTCGGTCGCCATCAAAGCTCTAAAGACATAGATAGGGAATGCCTTGTTGACAGTCCAACTTACGAAACGATGAGCGTCTGCATCGGTAGGTACTTCGTAGTAGTCCGTTGTCCCATCGCTCGAATCCTTGTATGGGACAAGATATTCTGATCCAGCCGTGGCATACATCCCGTACAGATATATCCTGACATTTTGTGCGCTATTAATGTCAAGCTCAAAGGTCAAATTGATAAAATCTGCACCTTGACAACCCGAAATTTCCCCACCCAACACCTGCGGGACTGTGGTACTTAACAATGTTGTCGCGGTAGCTTTGTAGACAATCTTATCCATATAACGCCCGGACTCAGCCAGGCCAGCAGAAAAAGAAACGTTTGTTTCACTCATTTTTTACTCCTTGTCCTTAACTAAACCATGAATCATCTATATCTGCATAAGTCAGGGTTCCAATGGTTCCCGTCAGATTTAAAACAGTTAAATTTAAAGCTTTGGCAATTTTAATCTTTTCCCAATTTTTTACGATTGTTTTTTGTGTGTCCGTAAGCCCGTTGTAATCTGGTAACATTGACGTTTTGAAATTCACGCCGACTTTTTCTGTACCGATGCTAGCGGTAGTTGTGCCATAGATATTGAACTGACTGAAATAGGTCATACAGCTTGGCAGATAAAGACTGATGTTTTGACCGGGAATTGGGATAATTTTTTCTTGACTCATCTCATTATTCCTTATGGGTTATAGTCTCTGGTCGCTAACCAGGCCACGTTCAAATTGCCTTCTGCGTTTCCACTTTTTGAATTTAACGTGGTTATTGTAAATCCAGTATTGGTAATGTTGGAAAACAATGCAATTGCAGGCTTCCCCGTGTAAAACTCAATAGTCAAAGTGACCGTATAAATATTGTTGATAAAAGGCGTAACGAAAACAACATTGAATATGCCGTTCGCATCGGTAGTTATTTTCCCTGATTTTGTAGCTTTAATAAAAGAAAGGCCAAGATTAATAAAAGTAAAGAGACCATTGATACGGATGTAAGTCTCGCCAGTATCAAGCTCTTTATAGAAATGACCATCTCTAGCACCTTGGGCATACGTCGGCCTACTCTCAACGCTAGTCCCTTCCCACACTGTATTACTTAATAATGAAGCCATTTAAGCACTCGCAATTAAACCAATTTCTTTCATACTCGCCAACAATAAATTAAATTGGGCGGTAACACTTGCTAAACTGCCATCAGCGACCGCGATAAGCGCGGGCTGATCCACTGGCGTTGCGTTCCAGAAACCCATAAGTTGAGTTGCGCCAGTCGCTATTTTTGTTCCCGTGGTTGTAGATAAGACAATATTCTTAGCCGAAATGATTGTTAAATCATCACGAAAATTTGACTTGCCATTCACGTCCAGGGTCATACCCGAAGTCACAGCAGTATCATTAATGACTAATTGCCCGGTTGTAGTCAGGACCATCTTGGTAACAGTCCCGAACTCAAAGGCCATATTATAAGCACTCCCGGTGCGCCAACTACTTATAAACTTAGCAAGCGATGCGGTATCATCTACGCGGAAACCACAAACTCTGCTTGCTCCTGACTCAATCCAAAACTGAATATCGGTGTGGGTTGTCACAGCATGGATGATCTGTTCGGGCGCATTGGTGTTTATGCCCATCTTGCATTCAAAAATCGCTCCAACCTTATTGCCTTTCACAAAAACCATGTCATTGAACGTGTTTAGAGCAGTCGGTAACTGTAACGATATTTGAGCCTTATCATAGCCACCACCAGTTGAGTTAAAGGATGAGTAAATGCGGCCACAATTATAAACTGTCGGCCCGGCAGCAAGGGTTCCCCAAAACACAATGTCCGGGGTTGACAATGCGCCTGTGGCAATGGACAAATCAAGGGAATTTGTAGGAGCAATCGCATCCCCGAATCTTGATAAGCCAGACACGTTTAATGTTCCAGCAATGGCTGTGTTTCCTGTTGCAGCAGCGACCGTTAGCTTTGTAGTGGCAATATCGAAATCACCTGTCGATCTGACCGCCCCAGCAAATGTGGCAAGTCCAGTCGCGGTTGCGGCGAAAGTCAACACTGAGGCATTGTTCCCAATGCCATTGGCTCCAATCAAAACATTTCCCCCGGCTGTGATTGTTGATGTGGTAGCCAAGGTTAAAATATTGCTGATAGCCCTATTGCCCATGTTAATAGCCCCGGCCATAGTTCCACCGGCCAAAGGCAAATAGGTTGAATCAACTGCCTGTAATTCAGTGTATTCAGCCAAACTTAAATGGTATCTCTCGGTTGCTGATCCACCCTGAATATTAAATAAATCATTATGCATCGTACCCAGAGGGGTATCAATATGGGTGCAATGCAAAGAACCATTATGATACAAACTGACCAATACATTTGGCACAGAAGTAGTCTTGCCATAATATTTGATTAAGATTCTGTCCGTAACTAAAATAACAAAACTTGATTGCACTGAAATGATTTCCAAAAATTCAACCGCCACATTGTTGATTTCACCGGTTGAAACATTAAACAATTCAGTTTCAGTACCCGCATCCCCAGCAGCTTTTTTGTAAACCCTAATAATTATTTCAGTCAAACCGGGTGTTACATCAACCTTGCAATAGGTCTTAAACGACCACTCTCCCGCATCTATGATTGTCCTGGAAGTAGGATTCATAATATATGAATCAATCAAAACTTCCCCGGATACTGAATTGACAGTTACCGAGTCAATATCTTCCGCCGCACCAGTAGGATAAGTCAGTAATGAGTTATATGTAAGCACACCCGACGGAGTATCATCAATGTAAAATTCAATACCTTTGCCAGCACTCACCACGTGAATATCTGAATTAATCCAATTAACTCCATTGTATGTTAAAGACTGTGGAGAATAAGGAGCAGTGATGACAACATCGTCAAGCTCATCCAAAGTAACGCCAATCAAATTGCCATTTAAGGTTAATGTTCCGGCAACAATTGTGTCTCCGGTTGCAGCCGCCACCGTCAATTTATTTGTTGCTACTGAGAAATCGCCAACAATATTCCCGGCCAAAGTTGATGTATTACCAGTAAGAACACCGCCTAAATTCAGATAGTTTGAGGTTGAAGCCGTGGGCAAATCCACATCATAGGCAATTATAATATTTGTTCCGCCCGAAGTGCAATTTTCACCACTGGATTTTCCAACAAAAATATTGTTGCTCCCCGTGGTTATACCAGTACCGGCCAACGCTCCAACCAAAACGTTATTACTATGACTATTTCCAGTAACGCCTTTCCCAGCCTGGTATCCAATAGCGGTTAAATAAGTGCCATCAACATTGTAATATTCTGCCTGATAGCCAATGGCTGTATTGTAATCACCGTCATTTTTAATTAAAGCATCATTACCAATGGCTACACAATATTTGAGCGTAATGCCCTCTCTAAGAGTTTGACTACCAATAGCTACACAATTATTTGGAATGATCGCATTTAAAATTGAAGCATAGCCAATTGCCACACAATCAACCGATCCAGTTGCAAGATATAACGCATCGTAACCAATGGCCACTGAATAATCCCCAACCGTGTTTGAATATAAAGCACCCGAACCAATAGCCGTCAATGAATTACCAGTCGTATTATTGTTTAAGGCATTATAACCAAAGCTTGTATTATAAATCCCAAAAATTGCAGCTTTGGCATAACCAATATAAAATTGACCGGCAGTCGTATTTTCTTTGCGATACCCACTAACACCCAAATCAACATCAGCAGTATTGTCAGCATAGGTCGTTACATTATTTAAAATTGTCGCAAGCAAAAAAGCAGTTCCTAAACCTCCAACTTTGGTTCTAAAAATTTGTTTCTGCAAAACTTTCGCATCGGAACTAACCGGAATGGAACTTAAATTAATTTTACCATTTGCAGTTTTATCCGAAACTGTAATAGTGTTCGACCATGCCCCAAGATCGGTTTCACCATCGTAATTAATATAAGTCACCGAATAGCGATGCGCTCCATTATCAATATTGCCTGCACCCGTACCCAATGCGGCAACACAAGCAATCGGCGCGGCCACTTGAATAAATTGCAAATTTCCCTTAATGGTGAAAGCATAATCAGGGGTTGAATAATATATACCAACGCGCTTGTAAGGAACGTCAATATATATAGCCCCGCCGAAATTGCACAAGGTTTTTCCGGTAATATCAAGATCGCCTGCAAAGGTGGCTTTTCCTGTTGACGTGCTTGCAAAAGTCAAAACGCTTGCATCGTTGCCAATACCATGAGTATTGAGATATATATTACCAGTGTTACTTAGATTGCCTGCCGAATCCCACACGGCTAGGGTCGTAGCGAAAGCACTGCATTGGATTTTTACCCCAACCGCTCCGATGCTGGATAATTGCAGATAAGTTAACGCGCCATAGCTGGACACCTTGTCTACATAAATAATGTTGCTGCAATATAGCCCCGCATTGACTGTAACAGTAGAAGCAAATGTTGACGTACCGCCAATCGTGAGCGTTCCAGCGTCATAGATTGACGTGTGAACATCCAGGGTCGCCACATTGTTAATGTCGTATAAGCCTTGAAAATCAAGATCGCCCTGCAATTTTGAATCATGAAAGGCTTTTTTGATTTCAACGAAATTATCCCGCGAAATTTTGTCAAGACCTTCATATCTCAAAAATAGCTCTTTCATTCTGTTCTATAATTCATGGCCTTAAAGTACAGTACCCAACCGTAAACCTTTATGAATGAATCGCTTGTCTCAGTAAATTTAACAGAAAAGTTTCTCTGGGAAGTATTGAATCCCCCAATAGGTGCTTTCTCTGTTTCATTAATTTGATAGTCCCAGCCCTCCAAATATAAATAGCCATGCTCCCAATCTGCTATGACTGGCTCATTCTGGATACCCGCATGGGTTAAGGTGATGCTGGTAGCAGACTGATTGCCGTAATCCCCTTTGATAGCGACCGTACCCGTTGCTGCCCCGTGGCTATACCAATCCATGTGAAACGATCTCAGACTCTTCAAAATCTCTGGACTGCCCATCGAATCCCAGCCGGTTATTACCTGGATTGTAATATTGGTGTAAGTGACTGTTGTTAAAGCCGCGCATGTGCTTGTCGCGCTTGCATCCTTGTAATGGTCGGCTTTGTCAGCCAGAAAGAAATGAGAAAACCAACTGCGCTTGCCATACTCCACGCCAGGCAAAAGTGAGCCAAAAACCAACCGCTTAATATCGTAGTCATCAGTCCAAAGGCAAAAACTATGCGGGATGACTGCATAGGCAAACCTGGTCCAATGATTTGCCAGCAGGTTAAAAACCCAAATCCGATAATTGCTATTGAGATACGGCACAAAGGCAATGTATAAATTTTCACTTGGGTAATAAATCGCCCTGGCGTTGGAGATTATTGATTTATCGACATTTTGCATGAGGTCTAAGTATATTTTATTCTTGCATAACGATTCGAGTTTTACCCCATCAGACCAGTAAAACCCTTCCTGGGAAAGCCAGATTACTTCCTGCCCATTGCCACAAATGCAAAATGTCTTTTTAGAAATGCAACCAATATTATTTGATAACTGGATAGGCTTAACCATGTCTGGGTTATTAGCGTCAATGATCCAGGTTTTTGTCTCCTTTTGAACCATGACATAATTTGAGAACGCTGACAGATTGGTAATAATCTCGCCATCATCAGGGTCAAAACTAATTTGATTAATTGCCGGGACTTGTTCAGGCTTGTCAATTTTGCTGTAATAGATATAGTTTGCGGTTGCATACCACGCCCGGTTAGCAGTGCAACAAATATAATTGCTTGGTTCTGGCCGGTCATTATCGTTTCCCAGCCCTAAATTATCAGCAATCGTTGACATGGCATTGTCACTCAAAACCCCAAAGGTTACTGTTTTATAGGTTTGTCCCGTGTCAGGAGTATTGGCTACAACGGACTCATAGTAATAAGCTGAGTCTCCCAGCTTGGTTCGATAGAGTTTTATTTTGTCAACCTGACCATCTGCCGAAGGGGTTACCCGAACGGTAAAGCTTTGCACCGCTCCCCCACCTGCCAGGGTTACAGCAAGCCCCGTGGCATTAAGATTGGACTCACAGCCATACGCGGTTGACCTGTAAAATGAGTACTTGACAGTATAAACGCCATCAGATAAATAACCACCGCTCACAATATTTGTTGAATTGCTCGCCGTGACTGTGGGCGCGGCCACACCAATATTATAAACGCTGGTTCCATCCGTCCAGATACGGTCAGGCGTTCCTGTGCCATCTCCTATGCCATTTACGCAAAAAGCCCTGTTCTGGTACATTGCCCAATCAGGTTTGCCGAAGGTCCACATATTTGACTTTAATACTGTCACTGTTAATATTTTTAAACCGCTTTCCAAGCCCGTTGTGTTTTTATTAAGCTTAATTAAAAATCCCTTGGTTAAATAACCGCTAGGCATATCAACCAAATTGATATAATATGTGGCCAATAAAATACGACTTTTCACATTGGTTGTTGTGTTTCGGGTTGAGAGCTCAATCATCGAAGTCAGTTTATTGACGGTCGAATCAAAAATCCTGGTATCTGGTTCTGCCTCTTCGGGATCCTCAATTATTTCAAGTATCTTATCCCAATGCCCAAACAAGCAATAATTGAGCAATTTCAACTGATCGGAAGTAATCTCTTTCACTGTATGATAATCATCCATATAGGTTTTAGTTGAAAAGATGGTTGGTTTTTCATTTTCAAGGCATGTTTTGACAGAAGAAATGCTGGAAGGCGCAACTTCATAAATAGTTCCATGTGTGTATTTGGTATGAAAACCTTTTGTGCCAGATGCTATAATCCAAGCATCGTAATAAGCCCCTAATAAAGCATTACTATCGAACTCAACAAACACCATAATATCTCTTTCAGCAATTGTATTAAAATTGCCTGTAACAATATAAGCAATAGGAGCTGATGTACCGCGCGTTTGGATACCACCTAGAGACGGTTTTTCAAATGCAAATGAAGGAATACCCTTAACCCAGAAAACGTAAGCCCAGATATTGCTTTCAGAATCAAGACCAAGTTGAGTAAGAGTTCCACCAGTCAGATACGGAGGCGTTAACAATTCACTGCCCTTGCGCTTCTTGAAACCGCCCTTTGGATTAATGATAACGTTGAGAGCATCCAACAATTCATTAGATTTTTTGAGGGTTAAATCAGAAACAATTCCTCCGGAGAAATCTTCTATTGGGTATCTATGTTCTTGGACTCCATCAAAATTGTTGGGCATTAATAGGCTCCATATTGCCCTTGAAACATAGTTGGTTGTTGTTGCTGTTGCCAGGGCAATTGGGGTTGTTCCATGAATTGAGGCGGTGTCCAAGAACCCGGACCTTGCCCCGTTTGCGGCCCTTGCTGGAACATAGTCTGGGGTTGAATCTGGGATTGTAATTGCGGGTAATATGGCGGGGGTGGTTGTTGGGGTTGACGTATTCCTGGTTGGGGCGGTAACTGCGGTTGGTATGCACCCGGTTGGGGTGGGGGTGTTGGCTGACGTATTCCAGGAGCAGCAATTTGTCCAATTTGTCTAAAGATATTTGATTGCTGCGGTTGGGGTGGGGGCGGGGGTGGGTGTTGCTGAAATTGAGGCGGTGTCCATGTTCCCGGATTCTGCCCCGTTTGTGGACCGAGAAGCATCGGTTGGGGTGGGGGCGGGGGTGGCATTGGTTGAACAGGAGGTCTACTGTCTGGACTCCAACTACCCTGACCGCCAGTCCTGGGGCCTTGCGGGATAGCTAGGGGCGGTTGGTTAACCGGACCCTGTTGCACAGGCGGGGTGAAATTTGGGGGCGGGACAAAATTATTTTGTCGCTGATTTTCGGGATTGCCTACCGGCCTGTTGTTCGGGTTCATGCGTTGAACCGGTTGCGGCTCATACGCCTGGACCGGTTGCTTAACTGCCTGCGGTCTCAACAACCGATCCGTTATTCCCCCTGTCATGGCATCATCGCCCGCGCCCGGACGCTTCCGGTTTAATGTCGGTATGTCCATTGGCGATCTATCAATCGACCCTGGCTGGACCCATTGTTTAGGCATCTCGCCCCCCTTATTTTTTAATAGCTATCAAAATTTGCGTTTATTGAACCCCTCGAAAACTTCGGAACACCTTCGATATTTTCATCCAACGCGGTCATGAACGAATCCATAGCCTGCTTGCGCCTGGGCATCAAAATGCTTGGGTCATGATTGTCCCGGATATAAGCAATATAGCTGGCCTCATAAGCCAAAAGCTCATGATGTAAAACCGGAAAGTCAATTTCTGTTGAACCAGCAGCGATGGCCGTTGGCGTACGGAAATAGAATATCGTATAGGATTTGGCCGAACTCGGCTTGGCGTTAAAATAGACATAACCACCCGCCAAACAAATCCCGCTAGGATCATCTGTTAAATTGTGTTGGATCGTGTTAAATGGGACCCAACGCATGGGCCTATAATCGTTTGCATTGTCCTGCACATAATAAACAATCCCTGTGCAATCACTAGGCAATGCGGCAGTATTAGCCCCAGCCAATAAGGCCAGGGCCGCCGATTTAAGGTAATACTTGTTATCACTTTTTTGGATTATCGCGGTCCACTCGCGCAAGGCCGCATTCAGGGAAATAAGCAAATTGGCATCCGTCCAAAATGTTGCGGAAGTTTCCTGGATCAAAAATCTTGTGTAAGCCAACAATTGTGTGCCAGTCATGTTATCCCCCTGCTATTTGATAGTGTTTTTTCCCGCCGGGATTTATGGTTAATTTTCGCTGCCCGTCCTTGGAAGTTATTACAATTGGACCTTTTGAATAGTCGTACATGTCTTTGGCCAGCGACCGGGAAGCGTATTTAATATCTGCTTTGATTTTCTGTTTGTTATGCTCTTTCAAATCTTTCGCTTCTTTGAGAGCGTCCCGTAATCTGCCATTTTTTATTTTCCAAAGGTGCTTTTCCACCCTCGATTTAATGAAGGGTTCCCCGGTTGTAAATTCCAGGATTTTTGAGCCATGCCAGAATACCACCCAATTTTGATTTTCGCGGTCAAAGCAGACAATCACATCAGCCCAACTTTTTGATCCATCCCGGACGTACCGATCACTCATTAGTTTTTTCTTCGCCCCGGTCCTTCTTCGCAAACCTGCCAAGTTGCATCTGCAAAGCCCTGATTTTTTTTTCATTGTCTATCTTGCAGTCTTGGAGGGCTTTTAGTTTTGTGTTTGCGTCATGGAGTCTTGCTCCCAAAGCGTTAACTGTCTCATCAACGCTGGTCGCCATTTTTTCTGTTGCAATGTCCTCAAAATGGCCATCATTGTAAAGGCGCAAAACTGCCATGTGCCAATCTCTCACCTCGGAAAAGTCCCATGAGGGATGATCATTCCACACCTGGACCGCGTGTTCATGGACTTCTTTAATTGTCCGATAACCTCTCAGTCCAATTACATGATCTTCGGTTTTACTCACTTGACCACTTCCATTGGCGTTTCAAGCATGTTCCAGGCATACCCAACCACCACTGTTGAATACATTTTTGCGACAACTTTTTTCAAGTCGGCAATGTCCTGGGATTCAATGTCTACAACGCTATCTTTCGCATTGGAAATATTCATTCCAATTTTGAAGCGTTTCATTTTCTCCTCGCCCGTAAGGTTTTGCTCATCCTGGAAAATTGCACCTAGAGAATTTAAGGCAACTTTTTTCAGCGTGAGCGGAAATTCAACCTCGACTGGTTTTCCCTGGACTTCAACCGTTTTCTTATCCAGAATCGGCTGACCCTCCCAATCAAGAATTTGTTGGTTAAAATTAATTTTCATTAAAAACTCCTTGTTTTATTTAAAGGGGGTAAAATAAATTACCCCCTTTGTTATTTTACTTTTAACTAATGTGAGCCGCCAAGGTCCATCCGGTTGACCCGTTGGTATTAACATATAGAGTTGCGTCAATAGCCTGACCGGTTCGTAAGTATATTGAACCTTGAACCGCGCTATGAGTTGGAATGTCGGTTCCACTGCCAATCACCGCGCCGCTTTGCAGTTGAATATCATATCCAGCCGTTACAGCCCCAGCCTGCACAACAAATCCATACGGCCATTTATTAGTTGAAGAAAAATGTTTGCAAGCGACAAAGGCCCCGAACGTTGTTCCAGCAGTGATTGAACCGGCGGAAGTATAAAGCCTTGACAATACTCCACCAACGGCTCCTAGTCCAGCAGTGTTGACGATGTTTCCATCCGACCAGATTTCTCCCATGATTGGGGTATAGAACACACCCGCGCCAATGGTGAGTTGACCCGCCAATTCGCAATAGCCATGAATCGCCGTTTTAACGCTAGTGTCACCACTGAAAGTAAGGGTGGTAGCAGATTTTAACTGACCTCGGATCACATCATAATCAGACGCAAACCCTGTTTGACTGACGCTAATATAGGTTCTGGCCAAAACGTTGCGACAAACCGTACTAGCGGTTTGAGCGGCCCCGCCATCATCCGAGAAGAATCCATTAATCCATGTCGAATTGTTGATCTTTAAGCCATCACCCGCCGTACTAGAGCTAGTTCCAACACAGATAGCCCTGGTAATAGCACCGGTTGAACTGTTTATAATCCGCAAACCATAATCAACGGTTGAAGTCGCGCTGCTATTCGTCAGTAAACAGATGTGAGAATCACCAGTCCCTAATGTTATGTCTGGTTTCCAATCTCCCCAAATTGCACTGACATATTTTGCAGTAGTCCAGGTTCCACCCGTACTCGCTGACACACCGCCATATAAACCAGTAACCAAAACAGCCGTTCCGTTGAGAGTACCAAGCACATTCACCGTGAATTGACCACCAGTGAGAACGCCAACTGCCGGGTAAGCTGAACCAGAAAGGGTAATACCAGCCGTAAGAGTTGAATCGCCAAGGACGCTGCACATTGCACCAGTACCAGTACCAGACAAGGCGTAAATAGCACCAACGCCAATCATTGTTCCCGAAGTTGAAACAAATTCCCCTTTAAACTCATTGATGTAAGTGAGGTCATACGTTCCACCACTGTTATTGACATTCGCATGGGTATGAATTTTAAGACCGCCGCCAGTTGTAGCCGGGGCAGCATTTAACAGAATCCCGGTATTGCCACTGACATTTATTGCCGTAGTGCAGGCTCCAATGTATAAGCCCGTTGCGACTGAACTGTCAGCAATCAATAGCCCATAACCCCAGGTAGTTCTAGCAGTCGCATCTGACCAGTTTGTTGTATCATATTTGGTCACATAAAAGCCCGCCGTTTTACCTGTTTGCGTCAAGGTAGCTTTGAAATCAGATATTACAGCACAACCAGCAATAACATGATATGTGTTTACCGTTATGGTTCCGCTTGTCGTTACCGTTCCCATAAGCCCAGCCGACACGCCATACCCGCCAAACGTCATAGTCCCGGATGCTCTCACCAATTCCAGGTAGCCATAAGCTCCTGCGGCCACCTCACCATTCCATGCGCCCGGCGTTGCCGTAGCACAATAACCCTTAAGTTGCCCCTGACTTCCATAGAGACGGATGTTACCGCCTGTTTGATTTGCTGTAATAAGAACCCGCGACAAAGAGCCTCGGATGTCCGGCACACTCCCAGACCCATACAGTGCAGCCCCCTTATCATCAGCATAAATTCTGTGAGCAGCAGTATATGGACTGGTACGTGTTAATGTAACGCCATATCCGACGGTAGCCGAACTGAAAGCACCAACACTCTGCAAAAAGTTATTGAAGAGCGTTACGCTATTATGATAAATTCGTCCCGCCGTAGCATGGTCCCGTCCTTCCCTAATATAGATCGGTCCGTGTGTTGCCATGTTTCACCCCTCTTACGAGATAGAGGATTCCTTGATGTTAATCCACTTGCCAAACTTTTGCGGATTGGTGCAGACAATTTGCCAGTACCTGGCCATAGCCCCTTCGTAAATATCGTAGTTGGGTTTCCGTTGCATTTTCGGGTTGTTTTCATCGGTGAGCCAACCGATCGGTCTTGACTCAATAATGTGCATGTAGTCAGTGTTTAGAGCGTACATGGTTTCAGGCGGCACATCCAGCACGACCTGAAATTCAATTTTCTTTCCTGCGTAGGTGTAGGAGAGAACTTCCGCGAAGCCCACATTGCTGACAACGGGTTCCAGGCTTTGATGTTTCTGCTCCATCAGCAATTGAATTGAGTTGCGGACACCGGTGTTAATCATGTACAGATCAGGTATTTCACGGCCCCGTGTGTAAACTTCATCGATAAAGGAATTGAAATCCAGCCAGGTCATTGCAGTGTCAAGCTGGTCTTTTTCGTAGGCTTGTAAAAAGCCGTAACCCGTGGTTGCCCGGCTTAATCCCTGGTATGCAGCAGACGGGGGATTGCTTGCGCTGATATGTCCCTTAAGGCCCATAACAGCAGTATCCAAACCCGCATCGTACATGCCATAGTGATAAATGTAGGCATCGTCAACCGCGTAGGATGTGGCATTCCCGCCAACCGTGAACGATTTGCCGGTTATGTCAATTGACTTAATTTCATAACCTGTACCATTCGTACCAAACTGGACAGTCTCATAGGGCATAAAATGAAACCCTGAACCGTTGTCGAAATAAACGGTTGTTAGGCCAGTTCCGCCATCATAAGCGGGGGTTCCATTGACCTGAGCCTTTCTACCTGAACCATCACCCATTGCATCGGCGTTCATGGTCCATAGCAGGTTGTCCGCGCAATCCGTAAACGCGTCTTGAATGAGGTCGATTTTCACTTCCCGGCTTTCCGCTTTGTGAAATTCAGGCCCGGTCAGGTCGATAGGGCTGTAATAATATTTGTCATCCGTGTAGCCCTCAACGCCCTTCCGGCCCTTGGGGGTAGGGATTACAGCACGTTCCGCTGCGGCTGAAGCTGTGTAATTCCCGCCAATTTTGTATTTCACATAGTATCTTCTGCCTGCCCAAGGAATAACCTTCAACTTGTCATGCAGATAGGTATAATTCTTGTAAACCTTCATCAGTGTTGGAAAGTAAGTATCCTTCACAAGCTCAAAAATCTGAGCCATATTTTCTGTTCCGACCGTAAGCAAAGTCATTTTAAAATCTCCTTTAATTTGTTTTTAATTTTTTCAACTCCGCATTTTTTTTAGCATTTTTTCATTCATGTGTTTCATTCGCGCTCGCAAGGACATTGGCCCGGTTGGTTCTTCCTCATTATCTTCGATAGTCGGAAGTTTCCCGGCTGTTTTCGGCACTTTAGCTTCGCCCCTTCTTTTGTCATCAGCCGCATTGTATTCGGCGATAATGTCCCTTTTGATCTTGTCGTATAGACTGGCGTTTCCCTTAATTGCATCCTCAGTCAACTCATAATTCGGAAGTGATTTCAAGTACTCCTGGAAAGCTCCCTGCATATATTGACTGGTCGAATATTTGTTGCCATGCTGATTTTGTAAAATCTGCATTAAGGCTGAAATATTCATAGCTGCGTTTTCCGGGATAGCATAGCCCTGACTTAGATACTGATCCTGAGTTTTTTTAAACTCCATCATCCAATTTGATGTCTCATAGTTGGAATGAAGTTTTCCCAGGATACGGTCTTGAAAAGAAACTTTTTTCTTTAGATCATTTAGGGTCTGTTTAAGAAGTTTTTCGCCCTCAGTGTCAAATTCTGAATCAATTGGGATTTCCCCGTAGTCCTCCGGTTCCTCTTTTTGCGCGAACTTTTTCATATATTGAGAAACGTCATAGCCCCGGTTTTGGAGTTGGGTAAGCAATGCTTCCGGGTCATTCATGAGATTGTCCATCTGCATCTCTTTAAGCTTTGCGTCTCTCAATTTTTGTGAAGCGTGGTAGCCGTAGGAAGCATATTCCTTTAACTGGTCTATGCTCTTAGCTTCAACTTCTTTCCCATCAGCCTTGAATCTCAAATCATTTTTTGAATAACCCTTCGGGGCTTCCTTTGGTTTGTCCTCTTGGCCTGGTTCAGATTTTGAATCTTCAGTTACCTTTGTTTCTTTTTCTTTAGGTACTTCAACCGCATCTTTGCCGGAGTGAATATGTTCGATGGTCCGTTCGTTGCTTTGCTCAGTAACCGTCGAACTTTCCCCGCCTTGCGGATTTTCTGCCACCTTGGAAGCCTGATCGCTCGCGATAGCTTCACGCATTGTGGCTCTATCAAGTCCTGTTCTACTCATTTATTTTTACTCCTATTCCACGAATGGACGGATTATTGACCATTGGTTTGCACCGTTTGGGCCGGGATATTTGGCACTTCTACCCCACCTTCACCACCCGCGCCCATAGCCGCGCTTTGCTCCATTGCATTTGGAGCAGGAGGGGGTTCACCACCAGCAGGAGGCGCGCCCGGAGGCTGACCTTCTGCCCCTGGTTTTGGTTGTTTTTGCTGCAATTGCAGTAAAGCGTCTCTTGCGCTTAATATTGCTTTTTTGTAACTTTCATCCTCATCCTGGAACTCTTCTGATATGATGTGTTCAATAAGCTTTTCGAGCATCATATCTATGTTGTCAACACCATCGTAAATCATGGGGGCCTTTCGTTTCTTGGTTAACTGATCAAACCACCATTCAGTCCGAGCCTGGAATAGTTGCTCCTTTCTCATGGCCGTTTCAGTGTCACCAAATTCGAGCCCAGCCAAAACAGATTGAGCGGCCTTATCTCCCTGGGCCGCAGCCTGGGGGATTTGCCGATCCCACAAATTAAGGAACGCTTCAAATTTTGCCGATGGCGAACTGTTCACCCCGGACGTGACTTGCAAGGTGATGTCAAAACTTCCGTCAAGATCAGAAGCAATGAAAGCTTGGGTTTCGTATTTATACCCATCACCCATAATGGTGAGGTAACGTTCCTCTTTATAGTTCTCTTTAATCAGTTTTAAAATAAGATTCCCGGCCAGTCTTAGACTAGATTGCATTAATCGCATGGATGGCGCATGACGAACCATTTCACTATCCATAAGCATTTTTAAGGCGGAAGCTGGCAGGTGGCTCCCACGTTCGGGGAGTTGCGCTTGACTGACCTCATGGATTCCCATTGCATCTTGCATTGAACCCATGAGCATTGAAAGATGACCAGAGACAAAACCTGGTAGGGCTTGCCCTCCCAAGGTCACAGGGGCCGCGCCAAAAGCCGCATTATATTCATAAACATTGCACATATTTCCCATGAACTCAGACTTTTTGACTCCCCAGCCTTTCGGAAATGCCAGTGAAACGCTAGCCATTGTCCGGGCGTTAAGCATAACAATACTTGCCAAGGCATTGATTTCTTTCTGAATTGGGATTGCATCGGCCAAGGCTGAGTTACCGTGAAAGCGCATGGCGTTTTTGTCCCAAAAAAACGGAATGTAAGGGATGCTAAACAGGTCGCCATATTTTGCATTGGGATTTATATCATCATGGGCCAGAATAGTTTTGTTTAAGACAACGATATGTCTACCTTCTTCATAATCATCAGAGGGCTTTTCCCAATATTGCAGGCGAAAGCAAAGGTTCTTTTTGCACAAATCCTGATTGGTATAATCCTGATGTCCATAGGCATAGCGTTTTTCTTCAATGTCATTTGAGGTAATTTCTTTTATTGTATCTTTTTTAACACTATATAATTTCTTAGCCTCATCAACGTCGAT